TTTCTCAATTTCGATTAATATTTTTTGAATATTAAATTCCATATCTTTATTATAGTATATGTTATAAATAATTAAAGTGAAAATGTTTGACATATTGTTTGCCAAGCTTATGGAAGACATGGGTGGTGCGCCGGTTGCTGCTTCAAATACAGCTGGTTCTGGTGGTTCTCTAGGCACATTCCAGACATCAGACTGGAAGGACAATCCTGCAGGTACACCTGGTAAAGACAAATATGCAGAAGGCGATTTCCGCAAACCGGTTGCCTTGGGTGCAAAAAAAGCTAAAGGTAAAAATAAATCAAAGATGGTTGTTATGAGCAGGCCTTTTATTGGCATGTGACTTTTGCGAGTTGGCAGTTAAATAGCGTAATGGATACAGGTCACTGGCTTCTGCACGAAGGTGTTATTTTAGACGAAACAACATTCGGTTTTATATATGAAATAACTAATGTAGTTACAAATAAAAAATACATCGGTAAAAAGCAATGCAAATCCAGGTTAAAAAGAAAGCCTCTTAAGGGTAAGACGAGAAATAGAATTGAAATGAAGGAATCAGACTGGAGAGGGTATACAAGCTCTTCAAACGATCTTAACGCAGATATTCAAAAGCTTGGTAAAGAAAAATTTACTTTTAAGATTTTACGCACATGTAATTCAAAGTGGGAGTTAGCTTATTTTGAGATAAAAGAGCAAATATCGAGAGATGTGCTGCTTCGGGATGATTATTATAATGGAATAATAAATGTTAGGATTGGTACACCACCTGCTGAATTTAAAAGTCGATTTGTTGAATAATATATAAGATCACCTATACTATAAGATATGGTAGACAGTCTATCACTACCGAATCATAATTTAAATGTTATAAATTTTACAAAAATCTATAACGGTAAGTTCTTGCATAGCTTTCTTGCACATTTAGACGAGTATAAGCTAACCGATATAAAGCTAAGAAATAAAGATATAAAGAAATTATTATATCATAATATTATACACGCATTATGTGAAGAAGTGTTACATGCTAAAAGCAGTGATAAGGTAGTAATTTTTTATAATACAAATAGTCTTCCAAAAACGGATCTCAACAAGTATGTCTCTGAAGAAGAGCTCATTCTCTTTATTGAGCTTTTACTCCGCAAAATAACAAAACTGCTTCCAATTAAGATCTTCATTACAAGTTATTCATTTGAATATTTTGTTCATCTAATGAGGAAAAATGAAGCTAAGGGTATAGAGATTCTCTTTAATATTAAAGCTTTAATCGAAAAGACTAATTACGAGAGGTTTACTTTTCAAAAAATACGTATTTTTTCACAAAAATACGGGTTAACCTTCTTATCTAACGTCTATTTTAATGCAATAAAGTCAAAACAACTCCTTCTCAAATAATAAATATACATGTGAGCAAGTACCTATCAAAATTGATGTCCTTTTATGAAGGCTATAATATTACACCAAAGTCAGAGGATTGTGGAGAATGTGACAGAGTTGCAGATGAGTTTCAGATAGTTCATCAATATGAACACCCTTCAACAAAGAAGAAGTGTTATTGCATGATGCGTAAACACCCTCTTGGCTACAATATTATTGATATGGATGAAGACGGCAAACCTATTGTAGATGTTTTTAGTCCGCAAGAAAGTGATGAAGAAGCAGAAAACCCTGCATTAAAACCAATTTTTGGCGCTCCAATTAACCCCACCGAAATTGCCTTGGTTAAAACATTAGCTGGCGATACAGCTCGGGGCGGTATATTCAGTAACCCACAAAAAGATATGGAAAAAGCATATGGTACTTTGATAAGTAAATTAGCAGGTAAAATTAAAACAGTAGCAAATTCAATCAAATGAAATTCATATAAAAACACTTCTTCTGGCTCACCAGAGGCAGACATACCGACTAATTTGTCGATACTGTCTTGGATTACGTCGTCTGGAGCCGAATTAACGACAGGCTGGACGTTAACATCACGATAAAAGCCAATATTAACCAGTTTACGGTACTCATTTGCGTCCATGGGTACTCGATGAGTAATTCTAGGGCTCTTTGACATAATAGAAGAGCCGTTATATGGAATAAACAAGTCATCTGGTAACACTAATTTGCTGACCATCTTGCTAGATTGTGGGTCTTGATATACTTTCTTGAAGGCTGAGCCCCCATAACCTGCGTAAAACAGTAGTTGGTCAAACTCTGGGGTGTAATCCGCCATGTCAGTAGTAAGTTCATAGTTCATAAACTCTTTAACTCGCTCTGCTTTGGCTAATTTCTCACGAGTTTCCTTGCCAAGCACCTGTGTTTTGACAGGGCCTTCGGCTGGCATAAGTTCTTTAAACGCTTGGGCTTGAAATTGTACGATTGCTTCGGTAAGCATAGGGTGGGCTGTGCCACAAGCACCCTTAAATGGCTTGCTTCTTTCTTCGTAAGAGAAACCAAGAAGCTCTAAACCCTTAGAATATTGCTTTTCCCAATCACCACGACTTGCTTTGTCTGCATCTAACAGCGCCATTAGTTCAGAAGAAATAGGGCCCAAGTCGCTTGGGTCTACTACTTCAGCTAAATTGGCATCAAAAGGTACTTCTTCGTCTTCTTTAGCCCCTATTTCAATGGTTGCGCCGCCATCGTCCTCTAAAATAATTTCAATGTCAGCCTCTGTAGCCTTGTTTGAGGGCTCAGGCATTTCAATGTCAATAATTTCGTCTTCTAAACGGTTTTTTTCAATAGCCACGGTATTTCCTATATATATTTTTGGTCAGGTAGGTTATTTTTATCCACTGAACCACCTTTTGCAAACCGTACACCTTCTTTTGCAACCCGATTAGCTGCTTTTTGATCCCAGAATATACCTATTCTCTCTACAATATCACCATTTTCTGATGGCATAGGCACTTTTTTAATTTCAAATCCAGGTCCAAGGTCTTTTGCAACAGTTTTTAAGTTAAAAGGTAGTTTTTCGTATAGCTGTGCCTGAGATGAATCTGCCCCAGGAAATAAAACAAACTGGTTCTTTCGTTGTATTGCCGCTGCTACTGCGTTTTTAATCATTAACTGTTGAGACACCTGTGGCATTCTTTCCATTCCAGGAAAAGCTTCTGCAATGTTGTAAGCGTCAGGGTCGTCTGGGCTAGTAGTAAAACGCTCTGCTAACTTATTTTTTCTTTGCACTAACTTATTTTCTTCTATCCCAAACTCAAGATACTTTTTCTGTTCTGTGTCACTTAGGTCTTTAAAGTTTCGGTTGCCTAAAAACTGTCTTGCTTGTCTAACTACAGTGTCTATTTGTTGATCTAAGCTATCAAACTCTTTTATATCTTTAGACGTGCTGCCCCCCTTAGGACCAAGTTTACGAAGGTCGTCAAAACGGTCTGATTGTAACTCAGTAACAAAAATACCTTTTTGCATATCTTTGGGGGAATTAATTGGAAGTTCTACTTCTAAAAAACGACTAAATGCTACTGGATTGTTGTCGCCTGTAATAGAGACATGTTGCCCTGCATAACTTCCTTGAGCTCTTGTTTTGTCTATTGCTACCTTTAGCACATCCTCAAACATCTGACTAGAATCTGCCATTTCTACTTGTTTTGTAAGCCGTGTCTTTTCATATAAACGTTCCATGGTTTTTTCAAAGCTAGGAATGTCTGTAAATTCAAATTTATATTTATTAGCAAGTTTTTTAGCTATTTTAGTAGAAACAACTTCTCCAACTCTTTCATCAAGAATTTCCCTAATTTTAGGGGGTAACTCAAAGTTATATCGATAGTTAGCACGGTCTAAATTATTTTCTTGTAATATTTTTGGTAAAAGTTCTTCCTGTGCTTTTCGTATTTCATCCGCCCCATTTAGACCTACCCTGTTTGACCCTGTGTATATGTATTTATGAGCATCTCGCTCATTTTGTAAGCTAGTAACCTTATCATCAAGTTTTGCTATTTTTGTTTCAAATTTTTTAACAGAGTTAGCTAGGTCAGGTCGTCCTATTAAAGGACCTCTAAAATAAGTAGCTAATAAATCTATGTCCCCTGGTTTTCTATAGCTAAAATAAAAAGGATTGGTAACTGTGTTTTTAAGTCTAGAGAGGTCTTCAGAAACACTACTAGAAAGACTTGCTTTAGGGTCTGCATCTTCTAAAAGATTAATGGTTCCAAGGGGCTGAGACGGACGTGGGTTGTCCATACCTTGATAAAACTTATCGGGTTGAGGCTCGTTAATTACAGTGCGATAGCGCTGAGGAGAAGTTGTTTTTAGTGCTTCTAGCAACTCTTTTGAAGTTACTTTGTCATTTGGATTTTTACCCTGCAAAGCTAAGTCTAAACGACTAATCTCGTAATCCCGCCCAACTTTTGCAAAACGATTTTTAACTTCTTGTACTGTAGGCTTGCCCGACAAGGATTCTGTCCATTTTTCTACTTGACCAAAAAACAACCTGTCTTTTTCTTTTTGTTGTTTTGTTGGGACTACTATTTCGTCTATTTGTTTTTGTACTGCTGGGTCAATTTCATCTGAGCCCATCTTACCTATTACTAAGGGTTTACTTGGAACAGGGGCAGCCTCTGGCGCAGCAACAGGAGCGGGTGGGGCTTTAGGTGGTTGTGTTGCAATAACCTCATCTAATTGAGTGCGGCTTGCAGTTTTAGGAGCAGCTTTAGCTGCTATCTTTTCTGCAGCCACTGCCATTGCTCGTGGTCCGGCAGTAGGACTTATAATTCCAGTTCCCAAACGAGTTAAGGTTTCTGTAAGAGAACCTGTGGGTTTGTCAGCAATACCTAGCTGTCTAGATTTTTCAATTAAATAATCACTTCCTCCTACAGGCTTTTCCGTTGCAAGCTTGCTACCTGTAAGATAATCCACTCCTTTAAGTCCTAAGTTAATGACATCTACAGGAGCTCCTAAGAGATCGTAAGGAGTGTATTGTGTGCTGCGTAGTATTTCTTTAGCAGTTCCTTTTACTTTTTCGCCTGTGCTAGGCTCTGCCTGTTCAACGTCACCGCCGTTTGCAAACGCTTTTACATCCCCACCTAAGTTCATTTTTTTATTTTTTTTAGTTGCAAAGGGAGAAGTAAAGGTAACCTGTTGAAGCATTTTTTTTGCTTGTGAGCCCTCATTACCCGTTCCTAAGAAGTCGTCTTCTTCGGCAATTTTTTCTCTAGCTTTACTTGAGGCGCTGTCTGCCTTTGCCATTAACGCTAGGGCAGCTTGATAGCTTACCCCAAGGTTAGCAATTTCTTGGCGAATAGTTTTATTAACGGGGGAGCTGTTACTTTTTGTTTCTGGCGCAGGGGCATTTCTTGACGTTACCTGACTTGCGTATTGCAAAGTATCAGGGGCATTTGGGTTTCGTGGGTCACGAACCGCAATCCCTTGTTTTGCTTTCTCAATTGCTTTTGGACCGCCGTAGTATCCTACCGCTGTTAGGTTAAGGTCGTTTGTTTTACTAAACAAGTCCTTAATGTATCTAATCCCTCCAACAATGTTGTCGTAGGGGTTGTCAATGTTTCCTTGTGGGTTGTACGCTTTAAACGTAGTAGGTAGCACTTGCATTGGCCCACGAGCACCAGCATTACTGGTTTGAGTGTTTTTTCCAGAAGAACTTTCTTGCTGGAAGATTGACCGAGCAAAAGGCTCAAGCTGGGTGCCTACAATGCCCTCATCCTTGAGCGCTTGCTCAAAGGCAATGAGCCGTGGTTCTTGGGCCATGTTTTGTTATTTAATGCCAGCTTTTGTTTTTCCACGAATCGCAACGCCATCCCCACGGCGACTAGCCATGGTTACGCTGCCACCTTTTCTTTTCTTAACAGGAGGCTCTTCTACTAGCGGTTGTTTTTTTGCGTCTTCCTTTTCTTTTTCTTTTGCTTCTAGATAGCGCTTATTAGATTCTTCTGCTTTTTTATTTTGCTCGGGTGTGCCCATTACATTCTCATAGGCACGCTTTAAGATATTGGGGTTTTGACTAGCCATGGTATTCCCTTTACAGTGTTTTGCTAATTATAGAGTCAATAATACTCGTGAACAATACTATCTTGGTTTTTTTCATCTTTATAGTCTAAATCCAAAGAAATAAAATTACCCATGCGAAACCTAAAAAGTGCCATGGTCATTGAGTCAACCTGGTCGTCATGGGAGCCATTAGGAAAGGAAGCACATTCCTCAATAAGCTCTTGGGCCCACTCATCCTCAGAAGCCCACACCATCCCAGCTTCGAGGATTGGGGCAATGGCATTAGCCCTCGATATCTTGTCGGTGCCCGTTTTCCGCCCACCCGGAGAATACATTGTGACAGGGATACCCACTCGCCGTAGCTCCTGTTGAAGGGGAGTTCCGGTAGCTTTTGCCTCAATTAGGACATTGTCGGGATTCCAATACTTATACTCTTCAAGAGCAACTCGCTTAAGTTCGGGAAAATCCCAGCGACCTCGGCGTACGCCAAGCAAAATAATATTGGGCCCAGAATCAAAATTAGGCGTAAATACGCCCCAAGTTGAGATAACTGAGTAATCAGCCGTTTCCTTCCTGGAGTAGGCGGTGTCGTAGGATTGGATAATATATTCACAAGTAGGCGGTTCTTCATCAGTCCACTTTCTCCACCACTCTCTTTTCAGGATTGCTCCTTCATCGTTGGTGGGCTGTTGTTGCCATTGAGCGTTCCATTTACGCAAGCCAATGGACATCTTAACTTTTTCGAGTTCCTCTAGTTTCCAATATTCGGGCCATAGAGGTCTGTTGCTGGGTAGGATAGCAGGAAACTCAAGAACTTCCCATTGGTCGGATTTTAGCTGAGACTGGCTTTTAAGCAAACGCCCAGTTACGTCGTCTGTTTTCCAACGGGTATTAATAACAATAATTGTGCCATTTGGCTGTAACCGCTGCCTAGGACCTGAGGTATACCACTCCCATGTATTTGCCATAGCGGTATCGGAAATAGCGTCTTGCTCATCTAAAATATCATCAAGAACAATGACATCGCCTCCTCGACCTGTCATGGCTCCGCCTTTACCAATAAAGAAGGCTTCCCCGCCTTGGCTCGTGGACCAACGTCCGGCTGCCTTGGAATCCGCAGAAAGCATTGTATTAGGAAACAATTCCTTGTACCGCTCTTCATCTACCAGATTACGTATCATACGACCAAAGCGCTGCGCTAACTCGGCGGTGTGTGAACCTACAATGAGCTTGGACCGAGGCATACGGCCCATGAGATAGGCAGGAAACAGATAGCTGCCAAGCTGAGACTTACCATGGCGTGGGGGCATGGCAATAATGAGTCGTTTGCATTCGCCCGAGACTACCCGATCAAACTTCTCGGCAATCTCACGATGGTGACCCCCAACGATCATCTCGGGCCATACGTAACGGCAGAAGTCTAGAAAGCTATGGGTTGCTTTTTCTTGGACCTCTAACAACTTCTTGCGGTACTCTAGCCTTGAAATCTCGGCAGCAACATCATCAGGTGTTGAATTCATAGGCGCATCATAGCCTAAAAGGTATGTTTTTGTAAAAAATATAATACTTATGGGTATGGGTACCCTTTTAAAAACAAGGGGCTGGTCACCAGCTTAGAGGATATTGGTAATACTGAAAATAGTGACGATTGGTATTAGTATTAATGTATAATACTTACACGGGGATTAATCCCCGTGTAACCACAGGAGAAATCAGAATGAAAACCACAGGCAAACAAATAGCTATTGAGTGGGTATCTTACGCAAAGCGTAATAAACTTATGC